CCCCCCCGCCCCGCCGTTCGCGACGGCGTTGGCTGCGGTGATCCCGCCGCCGGCTCCGCCGCCGGAGGGGCCGTTGTAAAGGCATGAGCCTCCAGCGGCCGCCGTCGAGCCGGCGGCGTTGCATCCGCCGCCGCCGCCGCCGCCGAAAACGTGCGACCCGGCGGCGCCGACCGCGCCTGAACCGCCCGAGCCCACGCCAAAAGAGCCGACACCGCCAGTTCCGCCTGAACCTGAGAGGCCTGACGAGGCTTGACTGCCCGCGCCGCCGCCGCCCGAGGCGCCACCGATCTGTCCGCCCGCGCCGCCGCCCCCGGCGCCTGCGTGCAGCAGCGTTCCGAACGTGGTGACGCCGCCGGCGGAACCAGCGTTTCCGTTCGTGGAGTTCGTCGTCTGCGCGGCGCCGCCGGAACCGCCGGCGCCGATCGCGACCGCTTTCGAGGCGCCGATCTGAGCCGCGGTGAATCGTCCGCGGGCCAGCCCGCCGCCGCCGCCGCCAGCGCCGCCGGAAGCTGCGGCGCCAGAGGCCGTTCGCGCCCCGGAGCCGCCGCCGCCGCCGGCGCCAAAGAGCAGCACTTCGGCAAATCGCAGCCCGGGCGTCGGCGTATAGGAGCCGCTCGACGCGAAGACGCGGACCTTCGTCGGCCCGCCGCTTGGAAAGGCGACGGCGCCCGTCGTGCGGTCGACGACGATCGACTCATTCCATGCCGAACCGTCGGGCGAGACTTTGACGTGGAAATTGTCGTCGCCGGTCAGTCCTGTTTCGGCGCGCGCCGAATAGTTGGATTGATAAAGCTGCGAGACGGTTTTCGCCGCGCTCTCCTTGTTGAGGGCAAAGCGCAGATCGCCGGAGCCGCCTTCGCCGACGCTTTTTGCGGTGAAGAGCGTGGCATTGAGTTTGGCGAGCAGCGGATTGGCGCCGTCGGCTGTCGCGCCGATCCCGAGCAGCGCAAGATTTTGCAGCTGGCGCAGAGACAGGCCGCAGTCGATCCATCCCGCGCTGTCATAGAGCAGCAGAAGCGATTCCGCTTCGACATAGGCGCGCCAACCGGCTTGCGCGGAAAGGAAGGTCCAGCCGCCCGCGAGGAATGTGCCGATCTGATCAGTCTTGCCGGCGAAGGCGCCCGTCGCGCCGGCGCCGATGAGCACGCGATCGCCTTCGGCCGGCGTCGCCGGCGGCGACGTCACGTCTCGCGCCGAGACCGAAAGCTGCGTCAGCGCGTCGATCAGCGCCAGAGCTTCATTATGCGTGACGTGCTTCTGCGCTTGCGCCGCTTCGATGAAGGGCAGCGCAAGATGCGTGGTTTGCGTCATCGTTATTCCTATTGGACGGTGAGAGTCGTCGTCATTGGAAAGCCGCGTCCGACCGTCGCGCTCATCTGATAAAGCGACAGCGTCAGTTCGCTTTGCGGCGCGCCGAAATCGGCGAGTTCGTCGGCGGCGGGATAAAGCATCGACGCTGCGGCGACGGTGAGCGTGCGCGTTCCGCTCGCCGGCAGCGAGATATCGGCTTCGTAGGATTCGCTCGCCTCGCCGAGCGGAATATCGAGCGTCTCCCAGGCGTCAGAATCGAGGCGTCCACGCCGCACGAAATCGATGACGACGCCGGCCGGCGTGCGCCGCGCGCGCGCCTTCGTCGGCGCGTAGGGGCGCAGCGCCTTGTTCGTCGCGGCGACCGTCGGCTGAACAAAGATCGGCTCCGCATAGTCGCGATCCGCCGGTCCGATGCGATAGGTCGTCGGCGCGCCAATCTCGGCGACCTTGCGCGCAAGTGGCGCGATCGCGTCATTGAGCAGCACGACGGTCGCGCCGGCCGGCGCATCGCGCTTGGCGAGATGTTCCTCGCCGCCGAGGCCGCGAAGGAGCCTTGACAGCCGATATGTCTTTTCGCCGATCAGCTCGGCCTGCACGAAAGCGAAGATCTCCCAGTCGCCATCGACGCGAATCGCCATCGCCGAACGTCCGGCGAGCGCGGCGAGGTCGGCGACCGACGAAAGCTGCCCGGCGCCGATCCTGACAGTGAGGCTGCTTCCATTATCGAAACGTCCGGCGGGACCGGCGCGAAGGACGTCGAGCGTCTCGCCGATGGTTGCGCGCTTGTCGATGATGGCGATCTGCTCGTAGCCGCCCCCGAACGTCATCCTCCAGATGGCGAGCGGACCGGGCCAGGGATCGGCGAAGGCCGCGACATAGGAGAGCGCTTCTTCGTCGCGCCAGAGCGCAAGGTCGAGAATTTCCACTCTCGGCGGTCCGACCATCTTCGGCGAGACGACATTCGCGCGTCCAAGCAGCGGCGCGGCCGAATCATAGACGGAAGCGTCCGCCGCGCGCGCGCTTATCTGTCGCGCGGCGCCGTCCGTGATGCGTTGAATTTGAAACAGCCGGCCGCCGCCGGCTGCGGCGAGCCGCACCAGATCGCCGGGCTGCAAAGCGAGAAGGCCGGGCCGCAGCGAAAATTCGGCGGTTTCGCGTCCGATCCACAAGTCTTGCAGCCAGCTCTCCGCAAGCGACTGCGCATTGGCGCGATTCGTCATCACCGCGGCTTGCGCTTCACTCTGGCGCGCCGAGCGGCCCTCAAGTCTGCGAGATAAGACTCGCGCCATCTGAAAGTCGTTCTCGGAATCGGAGAAGGAGAGCGCGATCTCCTGCGGCAGTTCGCTTTCCTGCGCCCGCGTCAGCGTCACGAGCGAGGCGGTTTTGCCGGCGACGAGATCGTCTTCGTCGATTTCGCACACCGGCTTCCCGCGCCGATCGACGAAGCGCAAGGCGCCGCCGTTCGCCACGGCGTCGAAGCCGAAGAGCGCGGCAAGAGGATCGATCGCCTCGCGCGGCGACATCGGTCGCTCCAGCACATAGCCGTCAAGAAAGCCGGCGACGTCTGGCCGCTGTGTGACAATTTCAGGCGCGGAGACGGCGCCGGCGAGCGCCGGCAGGAGGCGGTCGAGCGGCGCGCCTTCGAGTCGTCCGTTCAACCAATGGCCCGTCTCCCAATTGGCGGCGTCGCTCCATGCGTCGGTCTGCGTCGGAAAGGCCGGAAAGGGGCGCGCATCCCAGCACCATATGTGCAGGCGCGCCGGATCAACCATCGGCCCGGCGTAGACGCTGGACGTCGGGTTGCTCGCAGCGCCGCCGGTCGCCGTTGGATCGAAATGCGCGATCATCGCCTCGATGAATCGCGCCTGCATGAGATCATCGCGGCCGTTGCGCGAAAAATAGGGCAGACCGCCGTCGCTCGAACGCGGGTCCGGAAAAACATTCGGCGCATTGGCGCCGCGATCCACCGCCGCACATCCGGTCTCGACGATCCAGATCGGCTTCGACTGCGGGACCCATGCCGTCGGCGCCGCCAGCTCAGCGCCGCCGACGCGCTCGTAATGCGGTTGCGACCACCACGACAGAAAATCCTTCTGGCGGAAGATCCAAGGCTTGCCGAGCCCATCGCTGATCGGCGTGCGATCTTGCGTAAGGCGCGCGTTTGCATCGGCGTAATGCCAATCATAGGCCTCGCCCGAGGCGACGCGAGACTTGAGATAGTCGAGATCATAAATGCTCGCCGCTTCCTGCGCGTCGAGATGGGCGTCGCCGTCGCGCCAGTCGGAGAGCGGCCAATAGACGTCGACGCCGATGAAGTCGACGGCGCTTGACGCCCACAGCGGATCGAGCGGGAAGCGCGCCTCGCCGCTTACAGGAACATGCGCGCCATATTCGGTCCAGTCGGCGGCGTAAGAGACTTTGGTTGGCGCGCCAAGGATCGCCTTTGCATCGGCCGCTAGAGTCATCAGCGCCGCGACGGCGGGATATTCGCCCGGCGCCGAGCGCACGCGCGTCAGGCCGATCAGCTCGGAGCCGATGAGGAAGGCCTCGACGCCGCCGGCCGCAACGCAAAGATTGGCGTAATGCAGAATGAAGGCGCGATAGCGCGTAAAGAAGGCGTCGAGCTGCGCCGCAGCAGCCGGGGTTGCGTCAGGTGAACCCGGCCGACCCGGCGCCGGATCGCAGGTGACGCGTCCGCGCCATGGGGACGCCGGCTGTTCGACGGCGCCTGTGTAAGGATTGGGCAGCGTATTGCCTGGCGGCACGTCCATCATCACGAAGGGATAGAAAGTGACCGCGAGGCCGCGCGCCTTGAGGTCGGCGATAGCGGCCATCACCGACGCGTCGCTGGGCGTTCCGCCATAGGCCGAGCGTCCCTCGATTTGCGAAACGAGCCGCGCGGTGGAGCGCGTCAGCCCGGCGACGGACCAGTCCGGCGGCCAGAAGCCGCCGAGAATGAAGTTGAATTGACCGATGGTCTTGAATGTCGCGTCGACGCGCGGCGCGATCGTGCAATGTTCAGCGCGAAGATCGTCGCCGAACCAGGCGACGACCAGCGCGACGCTTTCGAGATTGGGGCAAAGCGCCTGCAAAGCGTCGATCGACGCGGTCCAGTCCGTCGCCGCGGTGAGCTGATGGCGATTTTCCGCCGCCGTGGCGCCGGGAGAGTAGAAATTGAGCTTGAGGGCAGGGTGATAGCCGGCCTCCGTCGCGCCGGGAATGAGGTCGACGGCGCGGATCATCGCGCCGAGTCCTTCGACGGGCTTCACGACTTCGAACGTAAATTGCGGAATGCGATTGCCGAAGGGCGCGAGCGCTAGATCCTCGAAAACAATATAGGCGAGGCCACGATAGGCGGGCGCGTTCTCCGCCCCTTCTTTGGCGACGATCAGCGCATCGGGCTCCTGATCTTCAGTCCCGGGATAGATACGAATCGGCAGCGTCGTCATGTCGAGCTCTGACCCGTCAGCCCAGATGCGTCGCACGAAGGCGACAGGCCCTTCGCACAGCCCGATCGCGAAATTCGCCGAATAGGCATAGGTGAACTGAACGTTGAAGCCGCCGCCGCCCCCGCCGCCTTTGCCCTGATGCTGTGTCTGCGCAAAAGACACATTGACGCGTTCGAGAAAACGCGTCGCCCAGATCATTTGTCCGCCGATGCGCGCGCGGCCATAGATTCGCGGCACGCCGGCGCCTTCCGTTGAGGTGATCCCGTCCATCGATTTCAGCCGCGGACCGATCGAATAGCGCGGCGATGCATGCGGTTGCAGCGCCGCGTCGACGAAGGAGCCGCCAAAGCCGCCGAGCACGCGGCCGATAGAGGAACCGACAGGTCCGCCGATCGCGCCGCCGGCGACAGAGCCGATCGTCTGCAGAACAAGAGTGGCCATGAAAATCTCGTCGAATGTCATTCCCGACGCGCGCATCGCGCGCGATCGTGAATCCAGACCATTGCAGAGACTCGCGTGAGCGGCTCTGGATTCCCAGTCAGGCCTTCGGCCTGCCGGGAATGACAAATTGGAAGAATTCAGTCAGTCACGCCCGGAAAGGCGAAGGCGGTGACAAGCTTGTTGCGCCAATGCGAGCCAATCGCGACCTCCGCGACGCAGGCGCCGGCATGGGCGTGAATCATATGCGTCGTCGATGTCGCGACGCCGAGATGTTTCGCCGGGAGATGTTCGCGAAAGCGAAACAGCAGAACGTCGCCTTCACGAAAATCGCTTAAAGCCGCCACTCTGAAATGCCGATGGGCCGCGTCAAGCAATGTCTCGGCGCCCGAGGCTTCGGCCCAATCGGGCGTATATGCGGGCGCTGTCTCCGGCTCGTTACCGACGACGTCGCGCCAGACGCCGCGCACGAGCCCGAGGCAGTCGCAGCCGACTTGCATGAGCGAAGCCTGATGCACGTAAGGCGTGCCACGCCAGCGCCGCGCCGCCGCGACAATGTCGGCGCGGGTCATCTAAAAAAACTCCCGCCGTCCATCGCCGGCGCAAGCGCGCTCGGATAGGCGATGACGCGATCATTGCCCGGCATATGCGGGAAGCCTCGGAAGTTGACGATATTGTCGAACTTGGCGCGGCAGCTCGTCGGCGACTTGTCGCATCCCGCCGTCATGAGAACGGCGTCTCCGGCGACAATCGCGCCGCCCGGCGGCGTCCATAGCGTGACGCTCGCGCGCAGATTTTCCTGGCGATGCGATTTGACGGTCTGGCGGGCGTTTTCATTTGCGCCGCTCGTAAAGGTCAGCGCGCCGCCCGTGAAAAAGCCGCTGTCGAAACTTTCCGAAAGATCGACGTCGATCGCGCCGCCGACGAAGGCGGCGACGACGCCCGGCGCGTGAAAGCCAGGCGCCATGACGTCAAGACCGCAGCGCGTGTCGCCGAGATCCGCCGAACAACTGCGTTGAAAGGCGCGGCCCTGCTGCTGATCGAAAAGGTGTGCGCTTGAGCGCAGCTCCGCAGAAAAAGCGTTCTCGCCGCGGCGTATCTCGCCGATCGTCGCGATATCCAGCAAGGCGCGATCAGCGACATTCGTCCAGTCGACGAGCCATGTTTCGACCGAGGCGCCGTCATAGAGGCCGTTCAGCAGATCCGCCTCGATGAGGCTCTCGTCGCTCAAGGCGCCGGCCGCTTCGCCCGTTCCCGGCGCAAAGCCGACGCTCGATTCGAGTTGCGACGCTGAGAGACCGGTGTTGGCGCGGAAGACTACGTCGTTGAAAGTCAGATCGCGATCATGATCGGTGAAGCCCATCACGGTCGCGTCGCTGCGCGAAACGCGCCAACAATGGCAGAATGTGGTGGCGCGCTGATCGAGCTTCGCCTGCATCGAAGGAGAGAGCGAGAGCATGGATGGATTCCACTTTTGTGTGATCTTTCAGCGTCATTGCCAGCCGAAGGCGAAGCGATCCAGAGCACGGTCCGCGATCTGTGGATTGCTTCGTCGGCTTCGCCTCCTCGCAATGACGGAGCTACGGAATGATTTCGACGATCGGAATATGCGGAATCGCCCCGGCCTCGAAGGCGTGCATGTCGATCTCGAGAAAATCCGTATCGAAGCGCACCGGCACGTCGAAGAGAAAGCCGGCCGTGACGATTGCTCCCGCCGAGGGTATCGCGCCCGGCGCGAAGGTCACGATTCCTATGGTGACGTCGACGCTCACATCCGGCGTCAACTTCTCGACGCCATCGACCGCGACGCGCGCCGTTCCGGCGAAAGGCTTTACGATGTCGCGCGCATAAGCGGAAAAGGCGCCGCCGTACGTCTTCACAAGCTGGAATGTGGCGCGCGCGCCATCTCCCATTCCTATTGTTTGATCCGTTGGGCTCGGCGTCGCGCCCGGCGCGCAGGAGGCGCAATCGGCGCGATCGCGCCAGCGAAAGCCATACAGCCGGCCGCGCCGCTCTTCGAAAAATTCGATGATCTGCGAGAGCTGCGTGAGACTCTTGACGCCGTAGCCAGCTTCATAGCGGCGCCGCGAATGCGCCCAGCGGGCGTTTCGCGCCTCGCGATTGGAGCCGAGCGTCACGATCTCGGTGCGCCGCTCCGGTCCGCCGCGCCCGCCGAGCGAGACATCAAGCGGAAAGCGGATCTCGTGAAAATCGCTCATGCCGGCTGCGCCCGATTAGAGATTGCGTTGGCCGCGCGCGACGGCTCGCGCCAGGGCGCCCGTGATCTGCGCCTCCGAACGGCGGAAGCTTTCGATATCCTGTGCAGCGATGTTGACCGTGACCGACACCGGACGCGCGCCTGCGCTTTGCGCGACGACGCCGAGCCGGCCATCCGCGCCGCGCGCCAGCGGCATGATCGCCTCGGCGCCGCGCTCGCCCATCAGCCCCATCGCGCCGCCGCTTGCAAAATAGGTTGGACTTGCGACGACTCCGCCCTGCGCGAAAGGCGCAACGGAACCGGCGCCGCCGAAGGCGCCGGAAAACATGCCGCTCAATCCGCTCACCAGTCCTTCGGCAAGCGCCTTGGTTCCCGAGCGCAAGGCCATGCGCGTCAGCGACTGGGCGATCGTCGACAGCACGTCGTTGAAGCTGCGGCCGCTCGCCGCCGCTGACCCGAAACCCAGGTGAAGCGTCTTCGTGACATTTCCCGCCGAGACGTTGATCTGATCGAGCAGAAGTTTCGTCGCTTGAAGGTTAGCTGTCGCGATAGGCTCATTCGCGCCCGGTGCATTAAACGGGTCCGGGAAGGAGTCGAAAGTTGTCGTCATGTCGATCCTTGAGAATCGGGAAATTGGCGCATCATTTCTTCAAGCGCCGCGCGCGACGGCGCGCCCGGCGCGACGCCATAGACGCCCTCGACCGCGCGAAAAAGTTCGCGCGGCGTCATCAACCAAAAATCGCGCGACGGGAGCCGCAGGACGCCAAGCCCGAAGGCCATGGCGCGCGCAAACGGAAAGGGCGCGCGATGGGAGGCGTCGCGCGCCGCTTTTTCCGTTTGCCTCAGGCGTCCTGCGGCGTCGGAGGGTTTGCGGTCGCGCTTTGCTCCGGCGCATCGCCGAAGGTCGCGGCGAGGAGTTCGGCCGCGATGCGCACATAGCCCGCAAGACCTTCCGAAACTTTCATTCTGGCGACGTCTTCGTCGGTTATGTTGTTGCCCGCGCCGCGCAACCCGCAGCCGATGATGCGCAGTATGTCGCGTGCGGAAAGTCGTCGTTCCTCAAATCGGCTCGCGAGCGCAACAAGATCGCTGGCGCCAAAGCCGCTTTCAAGTTCGGCGAGCGCGCCGAGCGTCAGGCAGAGCGTGTAACTTTTGCCGTCGATCGTCGCGTCGATTTCGCCGCGCTTGCGGTTCGCCATTGCGTCCTCACATGAAATGCGCTGGTCCATCTGGAATTGTCATTCCCGTCAGGCCGAAGGCTTGACCGGGAATCCAGAGTCGCAACAAGCATGTTTGATTTTGCCCCTGGATTCCCGATCGCGCTTCGCGCGTCGGGAATGACAGTTGAGCCGTTCAAACCTCACAGCGCCGCGAAGGCGAGCGCGCCCGCCGATTCCAGCGAAATATCGAAAGTCACTTCGGCGGAATATTCGCCGCGGTAATCGAGATTGGCGATCTGGAACAGGCCCGAGAGCACGCCGAAGTCCGGAATGACAATCTGCCATTCGCGCAGCAGCCCGTCGAAGAAGGTCTGGCGCAGGAGAGCATCCGACGACTGGTCTTTGAACACGCCTGTCCCGGAAAGGCTGGCGCGCTTCAAGCCGGCGCCGTCGAGCAGTTCGCGCCAGCGACCGCTCGACTCGGCGTCGGTCACGTCGACCGTGTCGGCATTCAGCGCGAGGCGTCGCGTGCGCAAGCCGGCGACCGTGACGAAGCTCGCGCCGTCATGAATTTTCAAGAGAAGGTCCTTGCCTTTCTGGGCGGCCATCAATGAGCTCCATTAAAGATATTCGGTCGTGGCGCGAAAGCGCAGATTGACCAGCGCGAAGCGGCCGTTCTGATCGCGACGCGTTTCCATAGAGAGGAAGCGCAAGTCGATCAGCCGATGCCCCTCGGGACTGAGCGCCGCCTCATCGAGAAGATCGGCGATGCGCTGGGCCAGTTGGAGCGCTTCGCTTAGCCCCCGCATCGTCGATGTGACGCCGATCGTAAAGAGCTGCTCCGCGCCAGGCGAGAGATCGGCGGACCAGTCGCGCAGCTGCGCTTCGCCAAAAAGCGCATAGGGCGGTTCGGTTCCGTGCGGCGCCTCGTCGTAAAGCTTTTGGCCGAACCCCGCATCCGCGAGCAGATAGGCGCGGATCGCTTTGCGCAGCGCGACGACGGGTGAAACGCTCATGGCGAGTCCTTTAAGTGATCTCTTCGCACGCGCAGATTAAAAAACGCCGACGCTCATCGGGATCTACAACCGATTGGATGCGAAGTTTTCGACCGCGATAAGCAAAGCGCATGTCCTTTGAGACATCGTCACGCCAGCGGATCGTTACGACGAGAGTTGCGGCCTGTTCGGCGCGTTGCTCGACGAAATCCTCGCGCACGCCGGAAGGCGCGATGCGCGCCCAAAGATCAGCGACGGGCGTAAAGCTGCGCGAAAAGCCGCCAGCGCCATCGGGCGCGTCGATGGGCGCCTCGAGCGTCACGCGATGGCGCAACGCGCCGATGGCGAGCCCGCTCACAGCAGCCGCTCCCTTCGAAAGGGCGCAGCGAGCTGCGCGACCGTTTTGGGCAAAGCGTCGTCGCCGCTATCGCCGCGGTTTTCGCGCCACTGCGCGACGAGCGTCAAAATCGCCTGGCGCAGCGGTTGCGGCGCGTCGCTCGCGACGGAGCCATAGCCGACGGTAAAGTCGATCTCGATTCCATCGCTCGCGCGTCCAGGCGCCGGAGGCGCCGATGTGAAGCTGACTCGGCCGCCTTCCATCGATTCGGGCGCGCGAAAGGTCGCCGCATTGAGCGTCTGCGGCGCGTCGTTGGCGTCGAACACACGGATCGCCGTCACCGAGTGAAATGGTGCGAAGGGAATGCGGAGCGTCGCGTTCGAGGCGACCGAAGTGGGCCAGGAGTCGAACACGAGACGCCAGCTTTGCGTGACGAAGAAGCGCTTTGTATAGGCTTCGAGCGTCATGCGCGCGGCGACGATCAGCGCCTGAATCAATTCATCCTCTTCGACGCCGTCTTCACGCAGCCATGATTTTGCGTCGGCGAGCGAGACGGGCTCGATCGCCGGCGCGCCGATGAGCATCGGTCGCATCTCGCATCCTAGGTTGTGGTGAGCAGATGGCCGCGACCTTACTCGTCGCGGCCTCGACGGGGCGGGCTGATTAGGATGCGGCGAATTTCAACAGCTTGATCGCCTCGAAATTCTGCACGCCGCCGCCGACACGCTTCGTCGTGTAGAAAAGGACGTAGGGCTTGGCGGAGTAGGGATCGCGCAGCACGCGAATGCCGACGCGGTCCACCACCACATAGCCGCGCTCAAAATCGCCGAAGGCGATGGAGAGAGAATTCGCGGCGGGGTCCGGCATGTCCTCGGCTTCGATGACAGGGAAGTTCATCAGCGAGGCGCTGGCGTCGGCGGTTGCGGGCGGCGCCCAGATGTAATCGCCGGTCGTCGTCTTGAACTGGCGCACCAGCGATTGCGCGCGCCGCCCCATGACGAATTTGCCGTTCTGGCGGAAGCCGGCGCGCAATGCGTAAACCAGATTGACCAGCGCGTCGGAGGGGTCGCTCGCCGCGAAGGCGCCGGCGGCGCCGGTCGCCACATAGCCGATATTGCCCCAGGACCAGCTCGCATCGGCGACGCTTGTATAGGAGAGAAAGCCCTTCGGTTTGTTGACGCCGTCGCCAGTGACAAAGGCCGCGCCTTCCTGTTCGGCGAAGGCTGTTTGCACCTCCTCGGCGATCCATTGTTCGATGTCGACGACGGCGTCGTCGAGCAGCGCCTGTGTCGCCGCCGGCATGGCGTAAAGCTCCATCGCCGGGAAGGTCATGTCGGCGAGCTGCTGATTGTTGGTCTGCGGGCGCGGATCGGCTTCCGCCACCCATCCGGCGGCGGGACCTGTCGTTGAAAAGGCGCGGCGCAGCGACGCGCCGGAGATTTCGCGCACGCTGGAGATCGCGCGGATCGGCGAGAACTTCGCGAGTCTGCGCAGAACTTCGCGCTCGGTCGGCAGCGGCACGAGATAGCCGCCGTCGGGGCCCGAGCCGCGCGACAGCGCCTTGGCTTCGAGCGCCTTTAGGCCGCTCGCTTCGCCGGAGCGCATGTAGTGATTGAAGGCGCTCTTGTGCTCGCGTCCGCTGGGGTCGTCGATGAACTTGCCGCCAATACGCGGCCGAGGCATTTCGAGCGCCAGCCGATCAAGCCGGCTCTTGGTGTCGTCGAGCGCGTGGTCGATGCGCGCGAGCTTCTCCTCGGTCACGACGTCGGCGCCGAGGCGGCTCTCGAGCTGAGTCAAACGCTCGTCGTTCGTCTCCTTGAAGGCGCTGAAGGCGCGATTGAGATCGGCGAAAATGTCGTCGCCGGCGGATTTCGATTCAACTGCTGACATGTATAGAGCCTCGTGTTTGAGCGCGGCGCGCGGAAAAGCGCCCCGCGGCTGGAGTCGCCGGGAAGTCCGCGCGCTTAGGAAAGACCGTCTCGAAGTTCATTTGCGCCCGACGGCAAGGCGGGAATCGATGCGATTGTTCGCTTCTGCGTCGGTCAGCAGCGTGCGGCGGCGCGCCGCAGCTCCTGCGCGAATTCAAGCGCGGCCCGCTGCGCCCTCAGGCGCGAGAGCTTCGCGCCGAGCGCCTCCAGGCGTGCTGCGCCACTGTGAGTTTGCTTTACCGCCCCGATGCGCGCCTGCGGCAGCATCGGAAAGGTAACGATGGAGATCTCCCACAGATCGATTTCGTGCAGGCGGCGCACGCCGCTCGATTTTTCGGTCGTGGCGCGCCGCGTGCGAAAGCCGATGGAGAGTCCGTCGATGGCGCCCTTGCGCATCAGCGACAGGGCTTCGCGCGCCCGCGCCACCGACAAATCGAGGCGCCCTTCGACCTTCAGCCCGCGCGCATCTTCGACGATCGAGGTCCAAAGCCCGATCGGCTCGGCCGCCTGATGCTGCCATAGCATTTTCACGCCCAGCGCGCCGCGCTTGATCAGCGAACGCGCGAAGGCGCCGGCCATCACCATGTCGCCGCCTGAATCGACCACGCCGAAGAGACTGGCGTAGCCCGAGAAGGCGCCAGCCTCGTTGGCCTGTAGCAACGGCAGCTCGGCGCGCTTGATTTCCGGCGCGCCCGCGCTCGGCGTCGTTTTTCGCAGCGCCGTCAT